GTTTTAGATTCACCAATTATTTAATTTTACAGGGCCTGGAGTTATGGAAAAATTTAGAAAGCTTTTAGATAACGCATATACATTCCTCCCTAAAATGTATCAGGGTGTTGAAGTCCCCGAATACGATGAAGCCACAGACTTAACTGTACACACTAAAGCTCCTGGTAAATGGTTGCTAATTGATTTGGAGACGGGCCAAGAATATATTGGTAGCAAAGATCCAAACAAGTATGGCAAGTGGATGAGATTAAAAGATAAATAGCTATTGACTTTCTTCAATAAAAATAATATACTATTAAACTATGCCCCATAGCTCAGTTGGTAGAGCGCCAAACTGTTAATTTGGATGTCCCTGGATCGAGGCCAGGTGGGGCAGCAGCAAGACACGTGTTAGACAAACTATATAGGAGAACAATGAAAACAGTAGGAGATAAGTTAGGAACGTTTGCAGTTACTGGCGTAAAGCCAGGAGCTTTAAGCTATGAAGATAGTTCTTTTGAAGTATTGAACCAAGACTCTTTCCCTGGAAAGTGGAAGATTATTGCTTTTTATCCAAAGGATTTCACATTTGTATGCCCAACAGAAATTGTTGCATACGATGCTCTAGTTAATGATTTTAATGATAGAGACGCTATCCTTATGACTGGTTCAGTAGATAACGAATTTTGTAAGATTGCATGGCGTAATGCACATGATGATCTGCGTAAGACCAACTCTTGGTCATTTGCAGATACAGGTCACCAATTAGCAAACGATCTTGGTGTGCACCACTCATCTGGCGTCACATATCGTGCTACATTTATTATTGATCCAGATAATATTATTCAGCATGTAACTGTCAATAATTTAGATGTTGGCAGAAACCCAGATGAAACTCTTCGTGTACTAGATGCACTCCAAACTGGAGAGCTATGTGCATGCAACAGATCATTGGGTGGAGAAACCATATAATGTCATGGGTAGACCAGCTCAAAGACTCTCTTCCAGACTACGCAAAAGACATTAAGTTAAATCTTGATGCTGTAATCAACAGGTCTACTATTGATCCAGAGCATGCAACATACTTATCTATTGCCGCAGCGTTTGCGACTGGTAACTCTAAGTTACTTGCATTTATTACTGCAAGTGCTACGGATGAGGTTGAAAAAAATGCAGCATTAACTGCTGGTGCTATAATGGCACAAAATAATGTTTGGTATCCATATGTAGAGATGGCGGATGACCCTAACTTAAAGGGACTGCCAGCACAACTAAGAATGAATGCCATTACTTCTCACGGAGGGACCACTAAAGGTAAGTTTGAAGCTTATTCATTAGCATCATCTATTATTGGTAAATGTCACTTTTGTGTTAAAGCCCACTACGAAACATTGAAAGAAGAAGGCTACACAGTTGAGCAGTTGCGTGATATCGGAAGAATTGCAGCAACAATTAATGCATTAGCAAAGATACTTTCAGCTTAATATATGTCCTGGGCATGACTATAAACTGCCCCACGCCCATTGACTAAACCAACTAAAAATGAGATAATGTATTATATGATAAAAAGACCAGCATGGATATTTGATGTAGACGGCACACTTGTAGATGTTGATCCAATCCTGCACATATTATTGAATAAAGATAGACAAAGCGATTCATTTAAAAGAAACTATGATGACTTTCATAAAGAATCAATTCATTGTGCTCCTCACCAAAATGTAGTTGATATGGTTTGGGAAGCTCGTAAAAACTTTGACATAATTATAGTCACTGCTAGAAAAGAAAAATACAGAAACTTAACTTCTAGATGGCTAAAGAATAATGATGTCCCACACGACGCTTTGTTTATGAGACAGGACGAAGACCACAGAGAAGATTACGCAGTTAAAAAAGACATATTAGAGCATGTAAATGTTTACTGGGATATCAAACATGCGGTAGACGATAACCCAAGCATTATTAAGCTATGGGAAGAAAATGGAATTGCTACTACCAAAATAGGAACATGGGATGGGATTAAGAGATGATCATTGGACTTTCTGGATACGCTAGGTCTGGCAAAGACACAGCCGCTGACAGGCTAGTAGACAAATACAACTTTACTAGATATTCTTTTGCAGCGCCCATGAAAGAAGCAATGTATATCTTGAATCCAATAGTTGGATCTGACTCAATAAGCGGATTTAGATATAGAAATTTAGTAGATACATATGGATTAGACAAGTCAAAGGATTCTTACCCTGAAATACGCAGACTACTTCAAGTGTTTGGGACTGAAGTCGGTAGACAAATGTTTGGCGAAAACTTTTGGGTAGACATTGCTTTAAATGGCATTAAAGAGACAAATGCTGTTATAACAGATGTTCGTTTTAGAAATGAAGCAGACGCTATTAAAAAGGCGGGCGGGCAAGTGTGGAGAATAAATAGAGAAGGTATTGGTCCTGTAACGGATCATTCCTCTGAGGTTGATTTAGATAAATATGATTTTGATTATGTAATAGATAACGATTTTAGCGTATCAGATTTAAATGGTATAATAGATATGTTATGGGAAAAGCAAATTGATTAAGTCATTATTTTGCAGAGTAGTTGGCCATACTCTAGTAGAAGCTGGGGCTTGCCCATTTACAGGAAAATCTTATGATGTATGCAAAAGATGTACTAAAATGATTGAGGTAAAGAATGTCTAATTTAGCAAGAAGGCACAATGACATATGGGAATGGCACAGCGCTATCAATAACCCTACTCAAATAGTTTCTGATGTCCCAGAAGACCAATGGCAATACTACACCAATAAAGGTGGAGGCGAAACAATAATTGGTAGATCGCATTTTATACAAGAGAAGACATCACTGCATTCAGAAATAATGAAAGCATTCTTCAAGTGTATATCAGAATACTGCCATCGTAATGTTTTAAGCTTTACTGATGCTAACGTTGGGCAGTCTCCCTTAATTTTAAGAGAATATAACACTGGATCTAAAATGTTTGAGCATAGCGATATTTATAGTTATGTTAAGAAAAATGGAGAGCATGTTACTCCATCGCTTACAGCAATCCTATATTTGAATGATGATTATGTAGGCGGGGAAATCAATTTTGTCCATGATGATTTTTGTGTTAAGCCACAAGCTGGGTCTATGTTTGTTTTTCCAAGCAATAAGCAGCATGAAGTTCTAGAGATTACTAGCGGCGATAGGTATATGGTTCAAACATATGTATACCCAAATCCAGTAGATTTTTACGATAAACCTTAAATCTGATATAATAGTATTATGAACACCAACATACCACCATGTTTTTACTGTCCAGAAAACAGTAAGTATTCAGAGCCAGAGCCAAAGACTGGCCAAGTCATTGACGTATGTGATAAGCATTTCCATTTAAAGTACATGGGATAGATTTGGCTTACAGCAGGTTTTTTGACACAGACATCTACATCTATCCACATGTAGATGGATATGTTTATTGTGCTGCATGCCTGTTGTCAGAAAATTCAGAAATTATACAGGACGATAACCATCTATTTTTGCATATACAAGAACACATAAAGGCGGGGCACGATATACCAGAGATGCTATATTACGAGATAATAATGGACAATGATCGGTATAAGGCATTGACAGATTAACCAATAAATAGTATTATAGAGACATAAGGCGCTTATGCCATTAAATAAGGAGATATTATGTCAATATATGATTATAGCTTTACGGACAATAACGGTAATACCGTAGAGATGTCTCAGTTTAAAGATAAGGTTTTGCTTATAGTAAATGTTGCAAGTCAATGCGGTTTTACTAAACAATATGAAGGCCTACAAGCATTGCATAAGAAGTATTCTGATCAGGGGTTAGTGGTCATTGGCTTCCCATGTAATCAATTTGGTTCGCAAGAGCCTGGAACAGATCAAGAGATCAAAGATTTTTGCCAAACAACTTACGGTGTAGATTTCTTAATGTCAACTAAAATTGATGTCAATGGAGATAATGCACATCCTATATACAAGTTTTTAAAGTCTCAATCTAACGTAGAGCAGATTGATTGGAACTTCACAAAATTTATAGTTGATAGTCAAATTAGATATTTAGGGCCAAATAACACTCCAGAAATGATGGATCCGCATTTGGGTCAGCTATTAAAAAAGATTAAATAGGGGATACAAATATGAATGCTATAAAAATGTCCGATGAGGTATGGTATTTTGAAGACGCTATTGATGAATGCGATGAGGTTTTAGATTCTATTACTGATTGGAAACAAAATGTCAATCAAGAATATGCAGAAAATGGTTACATTAGAACAAAAGAATACTTAGACATAACAGATAACGCAATATTCAAGTGTTTGGATGTATGGTATAAAAATCATTTAAATTTAAATCCTTCAAAATATAAAGTAGCAAGGAATACCTATCTAACTAAAAGAGGTCCAGGTCCAGGATACGGACCTCACACCGATTTTGCGGCTATGCCAGATGGAACCTATGAGCAGGTCACAGCTACAATACTTGGATATTTATGTGACGAGGAAGGTTTTGAAGGCGGAGAAATATATTTCCCTGATTATGATGTTACAATTAAGCCTAAAAAGGGAAGCGTAATAATCTTTGGCGATAAAGTTCGTCATGGAGTTAATGACGTACTATCTGGGAACAGAGCAATTTCAAGCACATTTCTAATTAAAGATAAGTATTTCTATAAAGATATGGGTGCAATTGATCCAAAAGCCCCAACTGCAGAAGAGGAAAGAAGATTTTGGTTGCAGGTTCCTCAATATGAAATTAAAAATGGAAACGCTATTGTTTCTCAATTTGTAAAAGAAGAAGATTAAATGAACTGGCTACAATCCTCTATCATATTTGGCCCAGTAATATTTTTACTTATAGCTTTCTGGAAGGATATTAAATGAAAGAGCCTAAGATCATGAAAATGGACTGGCGTTCATTGGGCTATTGGCCTGTATACAAGGACGGCAAACTTACATGGGAAAAGGATCCAGATGAAGATGTTAATTGAATTTGTAGAACGATACCTTATGCGTCCTAAACGCCTTAGAGAGGCGATTGAGGCGGTTGTACATGAGAATGATGAATTGCTACGCATCCTTAAAGAATACGAAGAAGACGATACTCCAACTAATTTAACTTGGGCGGAAGGCGATACTTGGTATGGCTGGACATATAATAGTAACGCCAAGCGTTATTACTTTGATGATATTGGCAACAAATCATTGATGGGCCTATGGGAAGATCAGTGGTTAAGAGAATCTGAAGAAAATGCGTCTAGATAAACTAGATGAAAACATCTGGGCCTACAGAGATATTGATGTTAGTGGACTTTTAAAAAGCCTAATAGCCTCAGAAGGATCATGGATATCTTATGCAGATGGACATAATGTTGTAGGAGATTGCATATATGTATTCCCAACTGATAGCAACATAGATGCATATAATAAAGTTGTAAGCATCTATAATGAATGCATATCTGATTATATGCTACAGCATAAATTAAATATACCATTAAACAATCTAGACATAGCTTTAGTAGAACCAAAATATGAAAACAAATACATGGGCTACGATCAACCAGCAAGTATACTATTTAGAAAGTATAAAGCTGGAACTACAATGACAAGACATGAGGACTCAGTTCACAGGCAATACGGTGGCGGGTTTACATGCTTATTCTATCTTAATGATAACTATAAAGGCGGAGGCCTTAAGTTTCAGAATAACGATATAGTATTTAATCCAACAGAAGGCTCACTACTTATATTCCCTGGGCATGAGCCACACGAGATATTACTACTTGAAGAAGGAGATAGATACATGATATCTGCCTATTTCTTTAAAGATGCTAGGCCGACTGCTGAGTATGTAGGTGAGCATTGCTATGGATCTGATGGATTTGAGTATTGGTTAGATGGGGATACATTGCCAGGAAATAAAGGAAAGATTAAAGATCACGGATATTACGAGAAACCAAAACTGAATGGGGAACTATAATGAGTAAAAATAAAATAGACATGAGTAAGCAAGCACCAGCAAGCGTGTTAGCAGGTAAGTATGGCCCAGGAGTCTATATTGCCTATGAAAGAGCCGAGAGAGAGGCACAGGAGGCTTCTGATGACTAGTAGAACTGGTAACTGGATAGAGAACTGCCCAGTATGTTACTGCTCAGTATCTAATCAATTAAGAGATAAACATATAGAATATCATCGCAATTTGATCGCAATTAGTGAAGCGGAAAAGTGAAGTGTTTAGTCACTACGTGACATCCATATGACCATAACTATGCAAGCATACTGTGTTCTTTGTAAGAAGAATGTGGTCGGCAAGCTAAATGAGATGGTTGTCCTAGATTCAGGTAAATGGCTTCATATCGGGGAATGCCCAGACTGCTTTTATCAGATTAAAAGGATAGTCAAACCAGTTAATTAAAAAAATGCTATAATTGATATCTAAGAGAAAGCAAAGCCATGACTATTTCAATGTGTGAAAAATGCTCAATAGAAACAAATAGGGAAGCATGGGCTAAATACCCAGATATGCTTGATCTGTGCAAAATGTGTAAATCATTTCAGGCGGCAATCAATAAGACTATAGATGAGCAAGCGGTAAAGCTAAAGATAGGCTCAGACTTAGCAAAGAAGTTGAAGGGTAAGGATGGGAATACTAGATAACCTTGAATCATATCTTGAATTAGATTTATTAGATGATCTTGATATGAGAGAAGATGTAGACAAAGAAGACCTATAATGAATATAGAGTCTAAACTTGGAGACAATGGTCTCTACATAACAGATTGTATTACACGAGAAGCTATTGATCAAATATTTGAGCTAGAAAAGTTTCTAGATAGGCCTAAGATAGAGCAATTGCATTTCTTTCGATCTGGCATACCATACTTAGAAAATGACTTTGGATCATACCTTCAGTCTAGTATAGATGCTGCTATTTTAGCATATATTAATGGATCTAATAAAATACCTTCAGAATACATTATAAGAACAGCATACCCAATCTCTGACTGGAAACTCAACAAGAGCCTTGCCCCACACATTGACTCAATTAAATATGACCATGGTGATACACAAAGCCCTAGATCTATTATTAATGCCTTACTATACCTAACAGATCAATATGAGGGGGGTGAGATAGTATTCCCAGAAATAGATGTAGCAATTAAGCCCAAAGCTGGCTCAATGGTAGTATTTGACTCTGACTTACAGCATGGAGTTCATGCGGTCACAAGCGGGGTCAGAAAGACCCTATCTGCCAATCTATACAGCATATATGCAGAAGATATAGAAGAAGTTAAGATATTAGGATATAGATATATAGGCTAATATTGACGGCCTAAAAAGTGAATTCGGCGGCGGGAGAGACCAACTGGTCAGTACCTGACATTAATGCTATAATGAATACATGAAGAAGTATATGATTGCTGATCTAATTAAACAGGTTAAAGAAGAGATTCCAGTACCTGGAGATCCAGAGGATGCAGGGATAGAAAATATAATAGATCTATCTCCAATTGGAGTAGCCACATATAAGCATAACCCTGAACATGACGTTTATGTTGTAACATTAACCTTAAATAAAGGCGGGGAAGTAAGAGAATACGTATTAACCCCAGAAGGACTCAAAGACCTTATTGATCTAGGTACTAAATACTTCTATCAAGAGATAGAGGACTATACCTTTGATATGAGAGTAATGACCAAGGATAATACTGCAGGATATTCTACAGGCAAATGGTCAGATGACGATGATATACATCCTACAATAATTCCTCTATTTGGACCAAATAGGTAGCTAACTCCTATATCCTCCTCCCGTTTTTCTTGTCTTATATAGCCCTTAGAAGGCTTATATAGTGGAGTAAAGTGGAGTATAGTGGAGAATATATACTATAGATTATGATCCATATACTATAGTTATATCTATTTAAACAATACTATGTAATTGAGCATATCACACATTAACCCGTAATGTCAATAGACCCATATGGACTTATATGAAACATGCAGCATATTCCAGGGATATTGTCAATAGGGTCGTAAAGAGCATATTTGGCCCACATTGTCAACATATTTTGTATAACAATTTGATATAAATTCTGACAGATTCTGGCTATATTATGCCTAATTCATTATATGTTTTATATGATAATATATCTAATCTAATAGATTCTTATGAATATTCCAGGGATTTTTTTAGCTTGGTCGTAAACGAATAATTTTGCCCACATGCCCACACATAAAAAGATATCCACAAGACCTGTGTAGATCCTGTGGATATCTTGGGCTATATATTTATTTAATTACTATGCTTCAATAGGCTCAAAGTTCTGTATGTAGTCATTGAGTCTATCTGCCATGAATAGGGCTTCTGATGTTAAGCCTTCTTCCCATGCATTATCAAATTGTCCCGCCGTCTGTTTGATAATTTCTACTACAAGTTCCATTACTTTAGATTGAGTATAATATCCACAACCATTTACTAATTCTCTAGCCATGATAGTTGGATTGAACCAATGGTTATCCATTGCTTCCAATACCTTTTCTGCTGCTTTAGTTTCTATTGATGATACTTTTGCCATGTCCGCCTCTGTTCTTATAACTCTCGATTATACCAAAAATAAGAGAAGGGGTCAAGGACCAACGAAGCCCTGACCCCGTCCCTGGTTTTACTTGGCCTTCTTGACAGGGGCCTCTGCTGTAAACTTGATACCCTTAGCTTCAGCTTCCGCCAAAGCTACCTTTGCTGCGCCTGAGAAACGTCCACGAACGCCGACTGTAATTCCTTGCTGCTTTAGATATTCACGCTTTGTTGCCATTTGTTAATCCCCTTTCAAGAGATGTTTTTTCAATTATAGCAACTTTCCACGGATTTGTAAATAGTTGCCGTAAGCCATTTTTTCTGCCCTTAAATCTGATCTGTTTGTTCTACTCTATCTTTAATTAGTTTAGATATAATATTATGTGCTTCGATATTCTCTGTTTCAGATCCACCCCACAAAAGCTTTTGTGCTTTGTTTAATTGATCATTAATGTATGTATCACTCATCTTCATCTTCTTCCTCCTCATCATCCTCAAACATTGTATCTACAATGTAGTCTCTATTAGTCATCCATTCAAGGACATCGTCCTGATGTTGTTCCGCCCCGTATTCCAGGGAGAACCCGTGGCCTGCCTCTACAGCCTCACAGAGGTTGTCCCACATTTGGTCCTGCGTTACCTTGGCCTTGTAGGTCTCATCGTCTAGGATGTTGTTGATAGTCGACCATGTCCACAGCCATACCATGGACAGTCCTAGGTCCGTAGTATCCAGAATCTTTAAACATTCGTTTAGTTTATCTTTATCTTCAGGCTTCATTCCGTGCTCCAATCGCAAACGACAGTTGGTATGTTAGATTGTATAGTGCTACTAATGTATCGAGGGCACCTTCACAACGTGTGCGGTCCATAGAATCCATTGCCTCTTCTGATTCATCCTCAATTGCTTGGGCCTCTGCAAGTTCTTGCTCGGCAATCAGCATGAGGTTTTTTAGTTCCCCATGCATTATATCTAATCCAGTAACACCTGCATTTACCATACGTTGCAAGTGGGGCGGGAGCCCAATATCTTCAGGAGTCATTTGCTATTAACTCCTGCCTCATATGCAACCTTATAGATTTCAGTAAGGCGCTGATATACCGCTTTGCTTGCTTTGTCTTCATTTGACATAGCAGATTCAAAATAGATAATTTGGTCGGCTTGGTCCTGAAGGTCTTCCTTTACTTCTGATGACAGTTTCATTCATATACCCTTTCGTTAGTAGAGTTCATTATATCAGTAGCCACTGACAATAATTCATATGTTTGATTAATCCTACCTTGCAAATCTGCAATCTTTAATAGTTCATCAACCGTATACTCTTTATCTGTAGATAATGCTTCCATATCCTGGCATAGAGATATATGATGTAGTTTCATATACTCCATAAACTGTGATGATTTAGTCATAATAATATTCTCCCGTTTTTCTATTGTAGTATCTTACCATAGAGCACTGACAAGTATAAATTCCAGGGACATCTGAACACTCCCAGTAATGATCACATTTGGCCCCCATTAGTCAAAGTATCCCTCTGCCCATAGGCCTTGTAAGAAATCATGAGCCATAACTAAATAGTTATGAATTGCAGGATTATCATCAGCATTGACCAATAGGTCAGCTTGATAGACCCCATAGGTCATATCTGCAAGATCACGTTGTGTATATCCTAACATCATAGTAAGAACTCATCTCCTTCGATATAGCCATAGTATTCATTGTATTGCTGCTTTAACCCGTCATCTGCAAATTCCATAAACTTATGTTCTGCATAATCAGGGCCCTCATCCAAATTATTATTGCTCCATTGTTCAAAGAGATGTTCTGCTATCTCCTGTTGAATTGCACCTGTAATGTGCTCTGCTACTGTATCAATAAATTGCTCAGCCATTATACTTCCGCCTTTTCTGTAGATTCCAATAATACACTATGGGTCTGACATTCTTTCATAGCCTCTTCATCTTGCCAAGAGCCCTGATTACATTCTGAACAGAATTCACCGCAGTCATCTTCACAATAACTCATTGTGTCAAAAGACTGACATGCATAGCAACGATTCTCATATTCTAATAGTTCTTTTACTTCTCCACGGACAATCTCATATTCTCCGCCCCAACCTGTTTCTTCTTCATACTCCAAAGTAAGCAGGCAGTTAGGAACAAGATTAGATAGTTTAGTTAATACAGTTACAGCAGGTGACCATGCAGTTTCATATCTGTAGATAACCCAATTGTCATCACCTTCAGACTTATATTCAATTAGTTCTGTGTTTGGATATTTGTCATCATCAGATACAGCCACATCCCATTTAGTTCCCCAATTGGAATTGTTCCATGAATACCAATCCTTTTGAGTCTTGGCATATTCAACAGATTTAGCAAACCATTGTGGGTCATCCATATCTATACCACCACGATTTGGCTGGCTAGCATATTCCTCATCAGTAATACCTTCATCTTTATATGACTGGATATTAAAAAAAGCAAAGACAGGATTACTATAAGTAACCTCTTTAAATTTGGTGGGGAAACCCATAGAAGAGATATCACCCATACCATGAGTCTCTATTGCTAGAGTAAAAGGCTTATTCAATCTATCCTTAATCATATCTACTTCTGACTTTGGACCTTGTATAGTTAATGTGTTATACACCCAATTTGGCATATTATATCCTTTCGTTGATATGTGATTATTATACATGGGACCACTGACAAATGGAATGGTTTATCGGTGTGTTTCACACCACATTTTCCAAGCTATGTGGTCAAGATCACAAATTTCCAGGGCTTTTCATATTGACAACGTAAACAAAATATATTACCCTTATTCTTTGCGGGCCGAGCTTGATTTGTCAAGTACCTTAAACAGGCTGCTAGAGGTTCACCAACGAAAGTAAAAGAACTCTGCTTTAGTTAACCCCTGGCCACGTTGTGTGACTATTTAGGGGCACCCTTTAATTAATTTATACTGTTGCTCGTGAATACTTATTGATGAATGAATCTAATGTCATTGTGAACATTGGTTCATCCTGCATTCCACGGACCTTGGTATCTTCATCCCATGAGGCTTCTTCATGAAGACTAAACGTTTGGGTCCGCCAATCGATAACAGGAATTTTGTGCTCGTTATCTAAGATATTATTTACTGTGAGACCCCAGCCTGTTAGTTCATGCCAGTTATCTCCAACTAAATTAGAAATAACAATACGTGTTGCATATGACTCATCGGTCCAGCGAGGACGTGCTGTTTCAACAGCGCTTGCTAAATTGCCAAGCATGTCGTGGCCCGCCCAGTGTCCATACAATACAATTGTTTCATCATTAGATTGTTTAAATCCAAAGTTTGCTCTGTCGCCCATTTTATTCCGCCATTTCTTTTTCGTAGTTGAGTAATTGTATCATTTCTTGGGCCCAGTCCACAAGGGTTTCTCCCTGTGAGTTTTTATGGTGCCCGCAGAAATATAAAGATAGATTATCTTTCTTTGCTTCCCACATTGCTTGAGCTGCACATTGATCACACTTAAGCCATTCAGCCATCATAGCGAACCACCTTCCATCATCTCTGAAAGACGGTCAAGAATCCAAGAGTCGATGTCAGCAATATCAATCTCTGCTAACTTCTCCATAATCTCTTCACGGGCAAACTTATACCCATCTTCAAAACCATCTCTATAGTCTGACATATTATCTCCCTGTGTATCCTGTTGGCTCGTAGTCTGATGTATAACTTTCAATTAAATTATACTTATCACGAATGCGACTTACCTTCTCTATACTACCAGTTCCAACATTGAATGTCAATGGTGATAACGCAGTAGGGTCAAGACCTAGCATCTGTGCATCCCAATAGGCTCTCTCCATGGAGAGCCTATCAGGTGCGGTCAATTCAAAATACATTAGCACTCCCTAACATGACAGACCTCTTGGTCTGCAATTTCAATTCGACCTGATTGTGAATCGACATAAAGATTATCTGTAATCTCATCTTCGATGTCGTAGTCCTCGAGCAAATCTAATTCAATAGTTCCGCTAACTTCGATAGTTGCAGTCCACTCAACTGTTCGAGTAAGTTCGATACCAAGCGCTTCAGCAATTGAACGAAGTGTATCTTGGTCTTGTGAATCAGGATATGCCTCGGCAATAATATCCTTGGCGGTATTAATCTTATCTTGAAGAACTGTGTTGTGCTTTAGTGCTTGACGGGCATTATGCAAGTCCCATTCAATTGATGTAACCTTATCGGTTGTAAATTCAGGGTCAGAGTAACCACGGATTACTTTGTATGTAACTAGTAAATCAGGATTGTATTTTTCTGCATCTGATAGTGGCAGATTGTTCATTGATACTTCTTCCATTTTTTCCTCTTTCGTTTGGTTGATAGGAGCAATTGTAGCATTGACCACTGACAATAAGACTGGCTTACGGCCACACGGGCAAGTGATTTCAGTCACACCAGATGGAAAACCAAATCCATCAGATGATGTTAATTCTATTAGGACATCGCATTCGTCTGGGTCGCAGGCGAAAGTATATTTAGTTGATACTAGTTCGTTGGTCATGATGAGAATTATACACGACACCACTGACAAGCGCAATAGATTCCAGGGCTTTTCTTATGTGTTTCTTAACACACTTTTGGGTCCCTTAATACTGCGGGCTTTGCGATCCATAACGGACTTGAACCGTCGACCTCTACCGTGACAGGGTAGCGCTCTAACCAACTGAGCTAATGGACCAATAAAAATTGTGAGCAGTTTTAAATCTTGCTCAGGATTATTTTTATTAAAACGCAGAAATTAATTTCTTAATTTTATTTTTTTCTGCGGTTAGAATTGGGTCGAAACCTGATGCACCAGCCATAAGTGTTTCAGAATTTCCACGACCTGAACGATAGTAATCAAGGCGCTCAGTAAGTGCATTGAACGCACCCCACTTTGTTCCCTTGATGTTAGCGTTAGTTGGTGAGTTATGATAAAGGTCATCAAGCAGAACAACCTTATTCTCCCACTTGGTTAGTGCAACCTTAGCAGCATCTTTATCTGGCTTAGGATAAATTGTCTGAATCAACTTAGAGAATTCAGCATCGGTGATTGATTGAGAGAAAAGTGCTTGCGCTTCCTTTTCGAATTCATCAAAGTAACCAAGAGCAAGCCCAAGAGTTTCACGAGCAACTTGAATGCGACCTTCAACAGATTGCGTGTGACGAATCTTGAAAGATTGCTTAGCATTCTTCATGGCAAGATTCAAAGTATTTTGGCATACAACACGAACAGGTGTAACGGCTGCCTGAACAGCAACAGAACCATCGTGTGATGTCCATACGATTAGATACAACTTAGTTGCATCATTAGCGCCTTGTGGGTCAAGAACCATTGTGCGTGGAATGTCCACAGTTCCGAATACCACTTTGCCTTGCTTTAGAGAGCCAGCAGATTCCCAACGGCAAGCAGGGTCGGCATCGTGAATTGCATCAGCAAATGCGAATAATTCTTCATTCTGCACAGGCTTGTAACGCTTACCAACAGTAGCAAGAACATCAGTTCCGCCATTGAATGGATTGTCACGCAATACAAGAGATGCGGTAGATACATCATTCCAAGATTCTGGAATGTGCTCAGCGATTGGAGATAGACGAACATTCCAATTCGCTAACTTTGCTTCATTAAGCATTGATTGAGTTGTAACTTCCTCATCTTGAGTAAAGATACGATTTGCGAGATTGTGCCAAGCAGGAGCGCCACGCAATGCAAAAGCAACTTCGCCATTTTCCATTTCGAGATTATGAGCCATTATTTTTTACCTTTCGTTTGATTAGTTGTAAGTATAACAGACCCCACTGACATTGTCTAGGATTAGTTACTATATGTCCGAATTGATCTATGTGAGTAATCTCACAAAATTCCAGGGTTTTCCACAGCTCTACTTAAACATGTGGATAACCCCCCAATTCTGCGGGCATTTTTAGAATGGAGCGGGATTCGGATTGTCCCGCTCCAAACTTTATTTGATTAGAGATTTTACGAAGTTAACTGTTTCCATAGGAAAGAAAGCAGCAGATGTTTTCTTTTTATTTTTTTGATCATAGACGAAAGCTTTAACATTTCCGTCAAACTTTTTCAAATTAGAAAACAATAATTCTTTCAGACTTTCGTTATCATAACCTTCATCTGAATAAATTGTTAAATCATTTGCTTTTACTTCGTCATACATTTCGATTTTGAAACGCATCTTATACCTTTGTTAGTAGGAACACCCGAAGGTGTGAGCAGTTTGGCGACTTGCTCAGGTCGTTTGGGTTCAGGACTTTGGTTATGCCCCCCAAGATTTATTTAGAGATACTTAGCAATCTGCTTCATTGTAGAAGCATTTACTGTTTCCTCATCTGTCATTTTGAGAATTGTGAGAGCATTTGAGATGTCCTCTTTGATTTCACGATACTGGTGTGTATGAACTACCTCAAAATCCTTTTCAGGTTCTACTGGGAAAGTTCCCTCTTTGGTGATGATGTCAAAATCAACATTGAGAGTGTTGTTCCATTGACGATAGTTTGTGCGAAGGTTCTCAGCCTTTGAGAAGTTAGCAATAGCCCACTTACCGACTTCCTTTTTCCAAGCCTCATAAGCCTTAGTGTGCTTTGCTTCATTTGCTGTTTGGTCTGCGTAGTCTTTTTCCAATTTAGCAAGGCGAGTTTCTAGTGCCTTGATTACTTTGGTTGTTGCTACCTTTACTGTGATTTGACGGGACATTTTTCCTCTTTCGTTGGTTGGTTGTTGTTAGTTGTAGTATAGCAGGGGGGTCTGACATTTCCACCCGAAGGTGGAGAGTTCTTACTTACGACATTGGACTAGATACTCTCAAAACTGTCCCTGTTTCGTTTTAGGTATTAGCCTAAAAGTGTTTTAGCAGATACTGAAGTCCAGCGAGTTTCCTTGCTAGGTAGTTCCAGTAGCACACGCACCGAGCCAGATGCCTGTGGGTGTATCTCTTTGATAACACCTGTCTTTTTTGACTTTAGGGTGGTGAATAAATCGC